GCAAGAATTAAATTGCTTATTGCTGAAAGCAAAAAAAGCGTTGTTAATAGTTAAAATATGTTGTTGTTCTTTTTCTATATTGCAATTTTTCATGATCTTAATCTCGTTTAATTAATGTTAGATAAAATTATGCAAATTATCCGAATACCGCCAATAAAAACAATTGATGCAATACCGGATAGGATATAAATTTTGTAGCTTGTATTAAGTAGGTCGTTCATAGTTTTAAGCTCTTAATAAAAATAAAGGTAAAAAAGATATAATTGCAAGTATTAAAAGCATACCGTTAATAACTACCATTTGAGGTAATGACATAATGATAAAGGTTAAGATTATTGATATTATTGATATAGTTAAAATTAAAATTAATGTTTTCATAAAGTCTCTTTTATATAGTTAAGTTGATAGTGAAATTAAATTATACAGGTTTATTAATTAAAATGATGATATTTTGTAAAATAAATATATTGATGGTATATTCTAATTAACTTTAAACCTTTAAATTAATAGCTAAAAATCAGCACTCACGCGCGCTGGCGAGGCAATTATAAAAAAACTACCCATGCAATGCACAGCCAAAAGCAAGCGTACAAAAGAACAATGTAACGCCCATGCAATAAAGACTAAAACTAAGTGTAGGATGCACAATGGAAAAAGAGAAAACGTTCCAGATAATAATACTTACGGTAAAAAAGAGGGTGCTGTGTATAGTAAATTTTTAAGTGATGAAGATAAGCAGCTCGAACAAACTTCGGTTAGCTTGTTGGGCAAGCTCGATAGCGAGCTATCAATTGCCAGGATACAGCTTGCAAGAGCATTAAAAGCGCAGACAAATGATCCTGATAGCTTGAAAGACTTTCCTAAAACAATAGATTTGTTTCTAGGCCGTATCAATTCGCTTGAAAAAACCCGTAAAGAACTATTGCACGATGATAGCCAGGATAACGTTTTGACTATTATTGGCGGTTTGCCTGATTAGGTTACATTGCATTTTTGACGGTATAAATGACGGTATATTTTTATCTTAAACCTTAACATTACAGTAAAACCGCAAGTTGTAGCCTATCATTCTATTGATAGGATAACTTCCTAATGTCAAAAGAGCTTTATCTACCCACGTTCCACGATGGACAATTAGCCGCTTATAATAACCGCTCAAGGTTTACAGTCTTACGCTGCGGAAGGCGATGGGGCAAAACCGATTTGCTCAAAATACTCGCTGGAAACTATTCAGCAAAAGGTTTAAACATCGGTATTTTTGCGCCTGATTATAGAATATTGCGGGAGGTTTATAACGAATTACTGGATATGCTATCGCCTATAGTAAAGAACGCTAGTAAAACCGAGGGGGTTATACGAACAGAAACGGGTGGCAGAATAGACTTTTGGAGCTTAGAAAATGAGCGTGCAGGCCGTTCAAGAAAGTACAATCATGTTTTTATTGATGAAGCGGCATTTGCTAAAGATAATACAATGGCGGATATTTGGGAACGCGCCATAAAACCGACATTGTTAGATATGAAAGGTAGCGCGTGGGTGTTTTCCACACCCGACGGCATTAATGAGGCTAACTGGTTTTATCGCATTTGTACTGATAAAAGTCTAGGCTTTACAGAATTCCATGCACCAAGCGCAACAAACCCATACTTGCCAGAATCAGAGTTAATCAAACTCGAGGCTGAAAACCATCCGGCCGTATACAGGCAAGAATACCTGGCAGAGTTCGTAGACTGGTCGGGCGAATGTTTTTTTAACCTTGAAAACCTTTTAGTCAATGGGAATGGTTATATATACGATGATATTCCAACTTATACAGTATTCGCTGTCGTTGATAGTGCAGTAAAATCTGGTAGTCAACACGACGGAACGGCTGTTTTATATTGTGCAATTAATAAACATTATGGAACGCCATTATTAATACTAGATTATGACATTATACAAATTGATGGCGCATTACTTGAAACATGGCTGCCAACTGTATATGAAAACCTAGAAGCACTATCAATACAATATAAGGCTAGAATGGGCAGTGCTGGCGTTTTTATCGAAGATAAAGCCTCTGGTATGATTTTATTGCAGCAAGCTCTTAGGCGCGGCTGGGATGCTACTGCTATCGACTCCAAGCTAACAAGCGTAGGAAAAGATGAACGGGCGTTATCTGTATCCGGTTATGTATATCGTGGAATGGTAAAGTTAACAGAGCAAGCTTATAACCGACAAGTTACTTTTAAAGGCGTATCACGGAATCATTTATTATCACAAGTGCTATCATTTAGACCTGGTGATAAAGATGCTTATAAGCGGGCAGATGACCTTTTAGACGTTTTTAGTTATGGGATAGCCATTGCACTAGGTAATGATGCTGGATTTTAAAATAATATGATATATTACGTTAACAACGTCATAAAGGCAGGATAAGGAATAATGTCAACTCTTGAAATAGGCGGAACGGCACTAGATAGCCCATTACAGCAATTACTTATGGCGGATTTTATCCAGCCAGGTAGTGAACCAAGCTATCAATTATGTAAAACAATATATACCTATCATCCGATGGGTAAAAAGTTAATTGATGCACCAATATCATTGGCGTTATCAAAAGCCCGAGAAATATCCGTTCCAGATAGTCCAGAAGATTTAGTTACAGAATCATTTGAACGCCAATGGAAGTTGATGAAGTGCGATAAGTATATTGAGAACGTTGCTAGACTTGCCTCTATCTATGGTGTTGCTACATTAGCATATGATGTTACCGGAATTAATCCTGATACTGATTTGCCTTATAAGCGTTCAGATATTATTCCACCAGATAGATTGCATGAACTGGAAATAATATTCCATACTTTTGACCCAATGAATACCGCTGGTTCATTAGTGCTAGACCAAAATCCTGCATCAAAAACATTTCAAACGCCCGTTTCTGTTTCGGTAGCTGGGGAAGCTTATCATCCGTCACGCTGTTTAGTGGTGATGAATGAAGATCCAGTGTACATTCAATTTACAAGCTCTGCTTTTGGTTTTGTAGGCAGAAGTAAATATCAACGTGCCTTGTTTCCGCTAAAATCATTTATCAGATCAATGATTACCGATGATTTGGTGCAGGATAAAGCTGGCTTGTTAGTAGCCAAAATGAAACAAGCTGGTTCTATTGTTGACAATATAATGAGCAAAGCCGCTAACATAAAACGCCAAGTATTAAAAGATGCTAGAACGGGTAATGTGTTTAGTATGGGATTGGAAGAATCTGTTGAATCAATAAACCTTACAAATATTGAAGGTGCGGTATCAATTACCCGTAAAAACATTATAACCAATATTGCCACAGCCGCAGAAACGCCAGCACAGTTATTGACGCAAGATAGTTTTGCTGAAGGTTTTGGTGAAGGCACAGAAGATGCCAAAGCAATTGCACAGTTTATAGATCGTGTGCGTATGGACATGGAAGAGTCATTTGAGTTTATGACTAAGATTGTGCAACGTAAAGCATGGACTCCAGACTTTTATGCAACGCTACAACAACAGATGCCAGCGGAATATGGTGCTATAGACTATATGACTGCGTTTTATCGTTGGGCAAATAGTTTTATAGCAAAATTTCCTGATTTAATAGATGAACGTAAAGAAACAATATTAAATTCTGAAAAAGTAAAGTTAGATGGAATACAGGGTATAGTTGATAAATTAGTATCTCATCTTGACCCGCAGAACAAAGCAGTATTGCTTGAATGGGCGGCTGAGAATGTCAATGAATTAAAAATGACATTCCCTAATAAGTTAAATTTTGATATGGAGTTATTAATGGCGTACGATCCACAGCCAGTAATGCCGTTTGGTCAAGAGCAATTTGGACAAACTGAACAAGAACAAACTGAACAACAAGCGCAACCTTTTGGTAGCAATGAAGTTTAAAGAAGTATTGACCAAAGCAGTTATAGACATTGCCATTAATGGCTTTGATAGCCAATCTCGCATTGATAGGTGGATGAAGGCTCTACGCAATGCACTCATTCAAGAAATGCAACCAGATCATGTTATTAAGCAAAAACTTGATGACGCTATGGGTGATATATTTAAACGCCTAGTAACAAGCCCTACTGCTATTACCAAGCATAAAGGCGTATCCAAATTTACCATTGATAAAGTTAAGCCAGAACTGCGTGGCGAATTAACCAGACGAATTGCGACATCTGCTAATTTGATTACGTTAAATCGTGAGCAAATGATAGAGCGTACTATGCAACGCTTTCAAGGTTGGTCAACTTCAATTCCTAATGGTGGCTCAGATGTTGTTGCCAAAAGAGAAATTAAAGCATCTATAGCAAAACCATTAGCATCATTGCCTTTTGAAGAAAGAAGGGTGATGATAGATCAAGGGCATAAATTAACTGCTAATATTAATGCAGTTGTAGCTGAAGGTGGTGGAGCAATTGCGGCTATATGGCACTCACGTTTCAGACAAGCAAATTATAATTATCGTGTCGATCATAAAGAACGTGATGATAAAATATATGCTATACGGGGAAATTGGGCTATGGAAGATGGCTTAATGAAAGTTGGTGTTGCAGGATATACTGACCAAATAACAATGCCAGCCGAAGAAATCTATTGTCGGTGTTCTTATGAATATATCTATAGTTTAAGAAAGTTACCTAAAGAAATGTTGACGAAAAAAGGATTGGAGTTGATATGAACGAATTGGATGTTGCTAGAGCTATTATTTCTGGGGATTTAGATAGCCCTCAACAATATGGTAATATGTATCTTTATGCTTTACGCATTACAGGTACTGGTGTTGCTTTTCGTGATGAAAAAACAAATGATGCTGGAAATATCATACAAAAACCTGAATACGTTTACCGTAATCCAGATAATTACCTCAACCAAGATTTTTTAGACCGATGTGCAGGACTACCTGTAATTTGGTTTCATCCTGACGCACAAATATTAGATACAGAAGAATTTTCCAAACGTGTCATCGGCTCAATAATGCAAGCATATATTATTGATTCTGAAGTTTGGGGTATTGCAAGAATTTATGATGAAAACGCCATACAGGAAATGGAGAGCAAACAGCTTTCAACATCACCAGGCGTGATACTAGCCAAAGCAGTATTGACAACATTAAAAGACAATGATAGTGTGATAAGTGAAATGCAACGCAATAATATTGCAGAGGATGAGGCTTATCCATTGTTAATTGAAGGTGAACCAGCTTTACTTGACCATCTTGCAATTTGTTTGCAAGGCGTTTGGGAAAAAGGCGGTGAACCGTTAGGCGTTTCCACACAACAACCAGTAAGGATTGATTCAATGAGCGACATCGCAGAAGCAGTACCAGCTTCACCTGAACCCAGTTTGGGTGATTTATTTAAACTCGTGCAAGGACTAGCCGCTGATGTTGCTACCTTGAAACAAGCCGAAGCAAAAGCTGCTGAAGGTCACGAAGAAGGAGTTTCTTTACTTGGCGACCCAGAACTAGGCGGTGAGCCTATTGTTCCCGTTGTCGACTCGAAAGAAGATATGATTCGCAACAAAGCACAAGCTAATGACATGTGCGATGAAGATATGTGCGATGACGATGCAAAAACTCGTTTTGATGGTGAAGGTAATGAAGAAAGTGATAACAAAAAGGAAATGGAGGCTAAAGTGGTAGCTGATTCTATTATGAAAGAAAATGCGGCAATGAAAGCTAAAATAGCATCTATTGAAGCTCGTATGCCAGCTATCTTGTCTGATGCTGATCTTAATGAGCTATCTGCGGCACAAGCTAAAGCTGATTCAGTTGCCCACGCATTTGGCGACAAAGCTCCTGCTCCTATGATGGGTGAAAAACCTTTGTCATATCGCAGAAGAGTAGCTGACATGTTTAAAAAATACAGTGCTGATTGGAAAGATATGGACTTGTCTGTATTAGGAAACTCACTCGGTATAGCTGAACGTGCTATTTATGCTGACGCTATGTCTGCCGCTAATATGCCAGCTTCTTATGGTGAAGGCGTACTGCGTGAAAGCACTACTCGTATGCGTGGCGGTACAGAAATCACTACTTTCTCTGGCGACTCTAATGCTTGGATGGGACAATTTAAATTGCCCGGTTCTAAACTTGTCGGCATCAACACTAAAGGATAATAGATATGTCATTAAGTATTAACCCAATGCAAACCACCAATGCTCTTGGTGGATTTAGTATTTCTTCAACTGGTTATGTTCAGGGTGAAGCAATTGACGAACCAGCCGTTCGCTTTCAATTAGCTGGTGGCGTTATTGCTAGTTCTGAAACATTGCCAATGTGGGGTGCTATTGCACTTTATGAAAACTTACCAACAGATGCTAATTATGTATTAGGAAGCACTGTAGGTAGAGCATTAACTAATGCGGCTGTTGCTGGCTTCTCAGTATTCAATCAAGCACATGCTTGGATAAATACTCCGCAATCACCAGTACCAACTGGTCAAGTTGGTCAAACTGCAAATTTCTATCGTTTTGGTTCGTTGGCTAAAATTCCAGTAGCTATTGAAGCGGCACTAGCGGCTACTCTATTAACTGGCGCAACTAACGTACAAGTTAGCTGGGACTTTACTAACCAAAAATTGATTGCATACAGTGCTGGTATCGGTGCTTTACCATGTAAAATCATTGGTTTAAACATTGGTAACAGCAAAACAGTTTCGTACAGTGGTGGTAACACTACTTGGAACAATTCTGGCTCTGTAGCCCTAATTCAAATCTAAAGGAATTTAACAATGGCTGGAAATATTACTCCAAGTTGGATTCAGGTCAACCCATCGCTGGTACTACCTGAGTTACTTCTTCAATATCAACAAGCATCGGGTGCTTTTGGTATGTTGCCAGATGGCGCACCAATGGTACGTTTGTCTGAAGGCGATCTTCAAGTTTACATCAAGAAAGTTGATGTAAGAACTAAAGTTGCCGCTGGTACTAATGCTTATAATGTATTACCTGGTGTTGCTATAACAGCGCAACAAATCAATACACCAACTTATCTTATCCGTACGCAAGCTGATTACGATCACCATGATTTGGCTGCGGCTGGCAACTGGGGTATTTCACTTCCAGAAGCGCAAAGATTAGGTATGCGTCAAGGTATTTTCCAACAAATGCGTAACGCTTTATTGTACGGTTTTAGCCCTGCAAATGGCGAAGGTATTTTAAATGCAACTGGTGCTACTGCTGTTAACCTTCCTGCTGACTCTAATGGCAATACTACTATCGTAACTTATGATAATGGTCAATTAGGTCAGTTCTTGCTAGGTCAAATTGGAGCATTAAAAACGCGCATGATGCAAGTTGGTATGCCAGGTAAAATCACAATTACTACTCCACAACGTATTCAAGTTGCATTGACTTATACTGGCATTGTTCAGTTAACTCAATTCCAACGTGAAGGTGCTGGTACTGCAACTATCGCTGAAATGGTAGAAAAAGTAGCAAGCCTACATGGTGATGATGTTGAGTGGTTGTTGGATGATACTTTGATTGGTCAAGGTGCTGGTGGTACTGATGCTATCATTATCTCTGCTCCTACCATCAAAAAACCAGTTGGCACTCCAAACACCAACGAATTTGCAAAACTAGCCCCAGGCTTAGATGCAACTATATTGATGTTGTCTGATATGGCAGCTCCGAAAGAAATCGTTTCTCCACTGCCACAAGGTGGTACAAACATTATTTCTGAACTGCGTATTACTTCTGGTTGGGTATTGCGTCCAGAAGCAGTAACAATTGTCAGTGCCGCATATCAGTGATAATACTATCAATATAGTATTAATATGATATACTACCTCCTTATTTATTAGGGGGGTAGTTTCATGATTCATTATGTATATACACATTCAAGACCTGATACTGAGGATGAATTTGGTATTTTTTATGTAGGAAAAGGTATTGGGCGCAGAGCAAGACGTTTTGCAGGAAGATCACCTTATCATAAAAACATTATTGCTAAATATGGCAAAGAAAATATCATTGTTCGTATAGTAAAAGAATTTAAAACAGAAGTTGACGCATTAGCTTATGAAGTTGAGTTAATTAGTAAACTTAGAGGGATGAATATTGATTTAGTTAATTTCACTGATGGCGGTGAAGGATGGACTGGAGCATCTCATTCTGAAGAAACAAAATTAGTATTATCTGAAAAAAGCAAAGGTAATAAAAATTGTGTAGGCAGAGTTTATACTGAGCAAATGCGTTTAAATATGAGCATTGCACAAAAAAATTCACCTAAAAAAGAAGCGGCAAATAGAAGCCAATCTGAAAAGAAAAAAGGTAAAAAACAAAGTGCTGAAACTATTGAAAAAAGAATTGCACCATTAAGAGGAGTTAAAAAATCACCTGAATTTTGTGCTAATCTTTCTCTAAAAATGAAAGGTCGTATTTTTACTGACGAACAAAAAATAAACATGTCCAATGGACAAAAAAATAGTGAAAAAGCAAAAGAAAATTTTAAAAAAGTTTTGGAATCAAATATTGGAAAAAAAAGAAGTTCTGATTTTAAAAATAAATTAAGTATAAGATTTAAAAATGTTCCTAAATCTGAAGAGCATAAGCGAAAAATAAGTGAAGCTCATAAAGGACAAAAAAGATCAGAAGAAACTAGACAAAAAATGATTGATGCTCATGCTAGAAGAAAAGAAAAGAAGATACAAGATGCACTTAATCTTGTATTATCTAGTTAGGATAGCACCACAATAAGGATGTTTTGGGCGAGGTGGGGATAAAATCCCACCTCAATCTTCTAATTAAAATAACCAAAACATAAATAAGATGAAACTTTACGTTGCTAATAGCAAAAAACAAAATGAGCATTTTCACTACCGTGTAATTGGCTCTAGTAAATTAATGAATCAGCATATTTCTGCTGGTCAACAAATTCAAATCTATGGGGATTTACAACCCGAAGAAGTAAGAAGCATTATTGAACAACATGAGCAATATGGATTTATTGATGCGTCAAAAATCAAAGCCCAACGTGATTTTGTTGGCTTATGTTATAGTGTAGATACGCCAGTAAAATTAGACTATATTAAATTGGCGTTTGATCTAAACGACAAAGTTTTAGATGAGCGTGGTCAAGAAATTAGAAAAGCAGCGGCTATTGCGGCTGACCAATATATTGACCAGTTAACACCGGGTGCTGTAAATAATACTCGATCTTCAGTAATTGAAGCAGTTAGCCAAGACAAAGACCCTTCTATATCAGAAGGATTTGAAGTATCTCGTGGACGTAAGAGAAAATAAATGCCATCACTAGCAGGATATATCAGTTATTTACGCAATGTTGTTGGGATAAGCACTGTTTACTTACCTGATAATAATCCTGTTATTGCTAGTTCTTATGCTATTTCTATTGAGATAGTTAATATTACATTGGCATCTATAAGCGCAAATATATATGAATTATGCGTATATAACTTGGCGACAGATAATTTAATTAATTTTGCTCAGGATCAATCTGGTCAATCTTATTTTATTGATCTACGGGCAAGTTTTAAAATAAATAATTTTGTGCCGGGTGTAATAACAGACTCACATGATGAAAGTACAGGTCAATCTTTATTAAACCCAGAGTTTATGAAGAATCTGACTATGGCTAACCTTCAAATGCTTAAAACTCCTTATGGTCGTAACTATATGGGATTAGCGCAATCCTACGGCACTCTATGGGGTTCTACATGATGAAACTTCACATGGGTGTTATTGATGTATCTTATGCAGATACTGAAAACACAACCACAGGTGAAGTAGCTCAAGATTTAGAAGGGCGTTATGGTATTCTTGACTTTTTTACCAGAAAATATGGGCAAGAAATAGCTGATGATGCAGTAGAAACTTATCTTTATATGCTTGATGGAAAAACCCATAAGCAGGAAGAAGGTTTTGAAGTATTGGGAGCAACTGGGGAAAAGTTTAGAAGATTCCTTGAAAATAAAGAAATGGATGGCTCTGCTAAAGGTATTCCTACTAAAGCGTCATTAATGGGCGTAAGTAGTCGCTTTAAGAAAAAACGTGGCGCACCAAGACCAAGTTTTATTGACACAGGCTTATATTCTGCAACCTTTACTGCATGGATTGAACAATGAGCATATTAGAGCAAGCAGGAACGCAAGGCTCACAAATGAGTGCGTCATTGGCATCTGGTTTAAATACTTTATCAGAAAACCAATTAATAACTTTCAATTTATATAAGCAGTTAATTTTACCGCTTGATGGCTTTGTGTTTTGGGTTCGTGCTGATTTATTGGCAGATGTACCACCAAGCCCTATCACTATTCAAGTTGAAGGATCATTGCATTACAACTCTAATCAATCTCAAAATGAAGATGAAACTATAGCCGTTCAAAAAGTTATATTTACAACTACTCAAGAAGTTGAATCATTTAATTATGTAGAATCAACCTCCATGTATTTGGGAAGTTTTGAAAACTTAGAGTTTAGTTTTACCGCTCGAACAATGTACTACAAACAATCTGGACTGTATCACTATTATGGTGACGCTGTATTTCCAGCTATGCGGTCACAAATTATCAATGATGTAGCGCAATTAGCTAATACATCACAGGTTGTTTCTAACAGCTTACCAATTTGGTTGGCGCAAGATTTATTAATGCCCATATATCCGGCTTATCTTGTCCCAACCAACCTAACACCACCGTATGCGGTTATAAATATTCTTAGTAATACACAAAAAGCATTACAGTCATTTCCTTATCTTGACAGCACTTCAAATCATTCGCAGTTGATTCAAGAAACTGTTAAGATAGTTATATATGGATTGCGAAATAACGTGGCTTTGGATTTTCAAGACTATGTTTTATCAAATAGTTTGAATGATAAATTTGGCATTATGAATATGCCAATTATTAAGGATGAAGTAAGAACGCAATCTGAATTAAATGTTAGAGGTATGAAAAAATCAATTGAGTTTGAAATAAGCTATTATCAATCTGTTGCTCAAGATATAGCTCGTCAATTGATTTTGTCATCAATTCCAACCTATACTTTTATTTAATAATCAACACAAGGACAAGGCAATGCCACAATCACCATATTATGTATCAAAAAACCAATCTAACGCATTAGCACCACTTGTATTAGATGCTAACGGTAAATCTTTATTAGTTGCTGGAAGCCTTAGTTCTTCTTTAAACGTAACTGCATTGGCTTTAGTTAAAGTTGGCGTAGGTAGAGTAGCTAAAGTTGTTGTATTAACTGCTGGTTCAGCACCAGGTAAAATAAGCGATGTTGCTACTACTGGTGGTGTTGCAGCGGCTAATTTAATATTCAACATTCCAAACACTGTTGGTATTTATGAGCTTGATTTTCCAATTGCTCTTGGCTTAGTTGTAACACCTGGTACTGGTCAAGTTCTTTCCATCTCTTACGTCTAAGGATTAGATAATGAGTAATATAGTAAATGTAAATGTAAGCGTACAGGCGGCATCTGCCCCTAGTACCTTACAAGCAACCGGAGCGATAGTAACGCAAGGTGGAACTACAACTTCATCTGGTACTTATACTCTATTAACTAGCGCTTCATCATTAACTGCAATATTAGCCACACCTAAAGCTATAACTTCAATGACTTGGGCTACTGGCGTTGTTACTGCTACGGTATCAGGTGGTCATGGTTATCCAATTAGTGCAAATCCTATATCAGCAACTATTGCTGGTGTTGCGCCAACTGCCTATAACGGTACTTATGATATAACTGTTACAAGCTCTACAATATTTACTTATGCGTTAGCTGTAAACCCTGGCGTTTCTACAGTACAAGGTACAGTAACTAATTATAATGCTGGCTTATTGACTAATTCAGTGGCTACATTTTTTGCACAAGGTACTGCTGGTAGTGTATATGTATTGGAATTAGGTTCTGGAACAGCGGCAGCTGGTGTAACAGCGTTACAAGCATGGATTACAGCTAATGCTGGTATAGTTTATGCTTATTTGTTACCTGTATTATGGGACGCTGAAGCGACTACACTTGCTTTTGTAAATCAGTACACAAGCGTATCAACAGCGGTTTATTTCTTCTTACCAGTTACTGCTTCTACATGGGCAACTTATAATGGAGTTAAATCAGTTGTTATGGTGTCTACTTCACCAACAGCGGCTTTAACGGAAGTATCCTCAGCCGCACCATTTCATTTAATGATAGGTTATGCTCCAAGTGCAACTAATTTAGTTACACAAGCGGCTTATCAATTCATGTATGGATTAACAGCATGGGGTGTAAATAGCACTTCTATTCCAACAATGGAAACTGCTAAAGTTAATTACATGGCTTCTGGTGCTGAAGGTGGTTTATCAAATGTTATACTGAAAAAAGGTGTAATGGCTGATGGTTCATCTATTCAACATAACTACTCGGTTGATTGGGTGTACATTAACGGTAAGATGGCATTAGCAGCGGCTATTATCAATGGCTCTAATAGTGCAGTTAATCCTTTGTATTATAATCAAAATGGTATTAACAGATTACAAGCATCATTACAAAGTATTATTAATAATGGCGTATCTTTTGGTATGCTAGGTGGGACACCAGTTGTTAATGCTACTTCTTATGTTGATTATACAACTGCCAATCCAGCAGATTATGCTAATGGTATATATAATGGATTATCAGTAACTATCAGTACCCAACAAGGGTTCTTGACGATTACATTTAATCTTGTAATCTCTAACCTTGCACCATAGGACATATAAATCATGGCAAGTAATCCTTTAATAGCTCAGGGTACGCTTAACAGATTACGGGGAAGTGTTGTTGTTACCAACATACCTAATCTAACTGTTACCGCTCCCTATCTTGGTAAAACAGGTATATCTTTAGCACTGCAAGGTGTAGCAACAACTTATATTGATACAATGACGGGTTCAGTTACTGCACCTGAACCATATCAATTGGTGACTGTTGTTATAAGCACTTTAAAAACAAATGGTATTGCATCTTTGTGGAAAACACAGATGGAAAATACTACTTTGTTAGGTGATATTGTTGTATCTTCTGATACATTAGCATTTCCATCTTACAAGTTGGTCAATTGTGCAATAGAATCTGTTGCTGATATGGCGTTCAATGGAACAACTGCTGAAGTTGCAATTACTGTAAAAGGTATTTACAACATCAACAATAACCTTTGGAATCTTGTATAAATATGAAAATCAATAAGGCAATGAATATCGTTGTCCCTGTTGATATTGATGGTGTGGAGTGTTTTGTTCACTCTACACCTATCAGTTTTGAAGTTTTTGAAAAGTATTTTTTAGTTATATCAAAAACTTTTTCTGAGATATATTCGCAAGGTCTTAGTCATGTAGCTGCGCCTAGAGTGGCAGGGCTTTTATTAAAAAAATGTGCTAAGGACTTAGGCGAATTAGAAAGTGTTGAAAAAGGTCTAATTAACGAAATTAGACGATTAACAAATATCGTAATGCCATCGAATAAAGGTTGGGAAACTATCCCTTATTATGATGCTTTACAACAAAAATTGATAAATAATCAAGATGCAAGTGAGGTGGACAACGTACTTGTATATTTTACATGTTGTGGGGCAATGCACAGGAAAGAGAACCTGAGTGGGGTTCTAGGCTTGCTCTCAATGTGGGGTGTGCAAACTACATTGTTAAATTCTACGGAATACACTCATTACTTGCCGACATCGACAGAGGTAGAGAATTTTGGAGAGATGGAGATCATCTCGTTAGTTCCATCTTAGACTGGATTTGTGAATCTGGTTTTACTGAGTTTTTTGAGCAATATGATATACACTATAGTTCTGCACAAGAGTTCAGGCAGAGGCATATTATTAATCAATTAAAATCAAGTAGGTTTTATTAATGGCATTAAAAAGCATAGTTGAGATTGATATTGATGATACCAAATTCAAAGAATGGTTAGCCACTGCCCATAAGTTAACCATTGGCATCAATGCGCCTACAGGTGCTACAACTTCTGCAACTACAACCACATCTGCAACTACCACTTCCGATACTAAATTTAATGCTGAAAAAGAAAAACAGCATAAAAAAGATAAAAAGGAATGGTCAGAAACAGATACTCATAGAAAACAAGAAAGCAAATCTCGTAAAGATAGCCTAGAAGGTTTAAAAAACTTTACATCTTCTGTTGGGTCATTCAGTGCAACATTAGCAAAATGGAGTCTAGGTATAGGAACAGGTGTTGTTGCTGGTGCTAGTTTTGGCTATATGCGTGGTGCTAAAGAAACTCAGGATGAGTTTAGACGATCAAAAGAGTTAGGCGTTAATGTAGGGCAAATGAAAGCTTTACAAGATACGTTATCTCCATTACTTGATGTCAATACTACATTAGCTAATTTTGCTGAAGCGGCTACTGATATTAGTAAAAGCGTATCATTAGGTATGCTATCGCAAGAAGAACGCATAGGCAAAACACCTACTGAAATGATGCTTGCTATGATTCCCAAGCTAAAATCGGAATTAACTAAAGTAGGTGGAAGTGATATTGCTTTAAAGCAATTTATGGAAGCAAATAAAATTACTGATTTATTTAGCATGGACGCTATTAAATCATTAAAAAATAATTCAAATGAATTTATCAATACATTACTAGAATTAGCAAATAAAAATGCTGAATCATTAAATCTTACTGATAAGCAACAAGAAGCTTATGCTAAATTAAATACTGCATTTACAGTAGAAATTGATAAATTTACCCAAGATTTAAAAAGATTGACGACTGATCTTGCTCCTCAAATTACTACTTTAATAACTGAATTTTCAGCATTTGCAAAAGATGCAATGAACACTGGTACTTTTAAAGAATCTATTGTTGCATTAGGTGAAGGAATTAAAGGTGTAGCTGATTACATTGCAACAGGACAATTACTTAAATCTCTTAAAGATTTTGAAGCTGGCGTAAGAAGTGTTGCTGACTTTTTTGGCTGGACTACTGAAAAGAAAGAACCAACTGAATCAATAAAAGGTGGTGGAAAAGATTTAGTTGTATCTCCTGAAGGAAAAGCATTAGCTAAAGAAAAAGCACCAATGCTTGCGGAACTTGAAAAGCAGTACGGACTTCCTTCTGGTTATTTAAATGATGTTATTACTCTTGAATCACGTTGGATACCAACTGCAAAAAATCCAAAATCCACTGCTGAAGGATTAGGTCAATTTACAAAAGCTACGCAAGAAACTTATGGATTAACCGATCCTACTGATGTTGATTCTTCAATCATTGCTACTGCTAAAAAAGCCTCAGATGCACTGAAAAAATGGGGCGATCTATCGTCAGCACAATTATACTATTATCACCATGAAGGTTTGTCAAAAACTGGAACTCCAAGCGTTGAAGGTTCTGAAGGCATGGCGTACATGGGTAGAGATAAAGTAAATAAATTTACTAAAGATAATGAATTTACTAAAAACAATGATTCTTATATGGGTGAGATTCTTGCTGGTGGGGCATATGATATATCTTCTGCATTTGTAAGTAGTATTCTTGGGAAAGTTACCGATCTTGCAAGTAATTCTATGTCAAATGAATTTAATAAAGTAAATGAATTTACTAAAAATAATGAATTTAATAAAGTAAATGAATTTACTAAAAATAATGAATTTAATAAAGTAAATGAATTTACTAAAAATAATGAATTTAATAAAGTAAATGAATTTAATAAAAATAATGAATTTAATAAAGTAAATGAATTTAATAAAAATAATGAATTTAATAAAGTAAATGAATTTAATAAAAATAATGAATTTAATAAAGTAAATGAATTTAATAAAAATAATGAATTTACTAAAGATAGTGGATCATCTAATAGAGCTAATATCCTTACAGAAGGAATGGTAGATATATCATCTGCATTTATAAGCAGTATTCTTAGGGGAATTACCGATCTTACAATTGATCGTTATCAAAATGCGCCTGCAAATATGTTGCCTCCATTAAATTGGAAAAATAATGTTATCCAACAGCCTACAACAATCAACCTTAATGTAACATCGCAAATACCAGCTAATTATAATGCGACAGGTGCAACAATTGCATCGCAAGTCAGAGGACAATAAATGAGTACAGCATTACGCACAGTATTTAGACTTGGTTATGAGATTTCACCTGTCATCTTAACAAATGGTATTGCAAAATTAATACCAGGTGGTATGTTGCCAATAGTAGCATTAACTGAAGCAACAGGTCTAATTGCAGGTTTATTGCAAGGTAATGGTTTAGATGCACTAACTAATATTGACCAGTATTTTGCTCACTGGATGCCACTAAGCGGCTCTACATTGATTAGAAATGAAATAGGAAGCTATCCGTTTGCTAATCAGATTATTGCGGCTAATGCGATCATTAAACAGCCTAATAATATATCCATGTTGATGATATGTCCTGCTCAAAAAACAGGTGGCTATGCTACTAAATTAGCAACAATATCTGCGTTAAAGAAAACATTAGATTATCACCATCAAAGTGGAGGCACATATAGTATTGCTACACCATCTTATATTTACACTGGTTGTATATTAAGCGCAATGACTGATGCAACAGGTGGTGAATCTAATCAAGTGCAAACAGCATGGCGTTTTGATTTTGTACAGCCATTAATAACACTTGAAGATGCAGGAGCTTTTAGTGCTTTTATGCAATCTTTAGAAGGTGGATTACCGATTATTGGCAATCCAACATGGTCGGGATTACTTGGGGAAATAATTTAATGACGATCAATTACTTTACCTTTAATCCAAATGCACTTTCCAATTATAGCTTTCAACCTATTTTAGATGGTCAAACTTACACAGTTCTTGTTAATTGGAATGTGTACGGTCAACGGTATTATATAAATATTAGCGATCTATATGGCACATTGATAGTTTGTTTGCCTTTAATTGGTTCGCCAGACACACAAGATATATCAATGACGGCTGGTTATTTTACAAGCAAATTGGTTTATCGAAATAGCTCTGGAAATTTTGAGGTAACAAGTTGAGATACTACAGTATTCAGCTTTTTAATTCTCAAGGCGTTCAATACAAAAGTTATAACAGCCAAGACAGACTTGGCAATCCGCTCATGTCTGCTTTGAATGTAGAATTTGACTTGCAAGTTGTTAGTTATGATGTTGCTACAAATGCTTCTTATGTAAGAGTTTGGGGTATTCCAATTGAAGATATATCTCAAGCGGCACAATTAACTGGCAATAGTGTTTTAATATGGGCAGGATTTCAAAAAGGATTGCCATTAGCAAAGCCACAACAAGCTGGATTAATAGCTGGTGGTCGTGTTGTTCGTTCTTTTGCCAACTGGATTGGCACAGCTATGACACTTGATATGATTATCGAGTCTGATACAGGTACTAAATATAATCCATCTAATATTGTTATTGAATGGCAAAAAGGTCAATCTTTAGCACAAGCATTAAAGCAAACATTAAATAGAGCTTACCCTGGGGTTTATCTTGATATTAATATTAGTTCTAAATTAGTATTGGGTAGCACTGTTACGCATTGTTGTGCAACATTAAATCAATTGGCGCAATTTGTTACTGCCATTAGTTATGACATTTTAGGAAATGATTATAATGGAATAACCATAAGTAAAGTGTTAAATACTATAATTGTGTGGGACGATACAAATAGCAATATCGCTGGAAAACCTACAGTAAACCTTGATTTTACAGACCTTATGGGACAACCTACATGGATTGATGCTCTAACCATACAGATAACCTGTCCGATGCGAGCAGACATAACCTTAAATAGTTATATTACATTACCATCAACGCCAATTATAACAATACCAGGATCTATCAATGCAACCATAACAGGTGGTATTATGCAATCTAGTGTATTTCAAGGTCAAAATCTACGGGTAATAATGGTGCGCCATACAGGTAACTTTAGAAGTTCTGATGCTCACGCATGGATAACTGTTTTAAATGCTGCTTTGACTAGTCAAGAAAATATATTTACTCCTTTACCAGTATTATTGCCTTTAGGTTCTGTTACAGATATTCAATTGCCTCCATCTTTACCTATTGTTAAAGAAATATTATGAGTGATAATACTTATAAAACACCGCTCAATAATTCATTAAATATATTTGCTGATGGCAAGATAGATGCCGCTAATTCAATGAACGGTAAATCATTGCCTTGCTCTGTTGTGTCAGTTCAAGGCGCAATGATTACTGTTAAATTTGAATTAAAAACCACCACTACTTATACATTGCCACAAGTAACAGTACCTTTAGCTGGTGCGGAATATATACGTTATCCTATTAAAGAAGGGGACAAAGGTTTTGTAACTAGTGCGTCAGCTAGTTTATCAGCCATGAGTGGGCAAGGTGATAATGCTTCATCACTTGTTTTACAAGGAAATTTATCAGCATTAGTGTTTATTCCGTTTGGTAATGTTTATTGGGTAAATGTAGACTCTACTTCAGTAACTATTTATGCCGATAAAAATTTAGCAACTACTTTTGCATTAAATCCAACAAGCATTAAAATGAAAGCACCGAAAGGTGTGCATATTGAAGCACAAACTAATATTACAGGAAGTGTTCAAGTGTCTGGTAATGTTATTGTTGGAAATGGAGCAAGTGGAACATTTACGTCTATAGATGGTTTTAGTATTACCGTCCAAGATGGTATAGTAACTAATATTTACTAGGAATTATTATGGCAATCCCTCAAGGGTCAATTGTTACCAATACTGTATATTTTCAATCTTTTACAGCAACTATAGATTCAGTTGAAAATTGTTTAGATTTACAAAAATTAGCAACTGATTTTCAAACGTCAGTAAATGGAACCATTAATGCTATTACAAGTGAAATTGCATTAATTAATCAGCAAATTACTGATTTAGTTCCGATGATTGCTGATATGGAAACAGCTATAAGTGAATTAACGGCTACAGAAGGAATGACAACTATTATGAATACGTTAGAGGGACTTGCATTAGCCATTCCTGCCGATGTAAGTGCGCTTGCGGCATACATAAAAATACAAGCCACCGAATTAGTTGCTTCAAATGCGTTTGGAATGGCGGCTTTTGCCGCTCAAATAACTTCATTAACCTCGCAAATAACTAAATTTACCAATGACATTGACTTGTTATATAAAAAATTAGCCACAATAGAGGCGCAAATTTCAACAATAGTTGGAGAAGTATTTGACGTAATGGCTAAAATAACTAATGCGGCATTAGAATTTCCTTCTTGCCCAATACCAATAATACCAGTATGAGAACTTGGGGAAGAGTAGCTGGCTCATCAACTTGGCAAGAAATAACCACAGATAGTAATGGTTTAAATGACGCTGTTATGGTCACTACATTATGCCAGTGTTTAAAACTTAATATTAATGAATCGCCATTTTGGGCTAATTACGGAATTAATGCACAGCAATCGGTGGTTACAAGTGTATTTCCTGATTTTTATGTAAATCAAACACAAGCGCAGTTTTCAGGGTATTTTGCTAGTTTAATTATTTCAAAAACTACAAGCCCTGTTCCTGTTTACAATGTAGCTATTACGCTTCATAATGGAGCTAAAATCAATACACAGGTTGCTCAATAATGTCAATACCTACAGTTGTTACAAAAGCAGGTTTACAACCACAAGCACCATCTGCTTTATTAGCTCAATTACTTGCTTTAGTAGCTTCAACAACACCAGGCTATACTGCTCAATTACCGGGTTCATTAATTGAAGATATAAGCTCTACCGATGTTGGAGCAGTAAGCATTATTGATGCGGCTAGGGTTGAGCTGGTTAATTCATTAACACCATACGGTGCAAATGAGTTTTTATTAAATCAGTTAGGTCAAATTTATGGCGTTCAAGCTGATGCTGTAACTAACACAAGCGTGAATGTTATTTTTACAGGTTCTGTTGGCTTTATTGTTCCGGCAGGATTTGTAGTTTCCGATGGAACATATCAATATGTAGTGCAATCAGGCGGTGTGATAGGATCAGGGGGAGTAACTGTTGAATTATATTGTTTGGCAACAATAGCAGGATCATGGGCAGTACCTATCAATACTGTTAATCAATTGATTACGTCTGTACCTACCTATATTACTTTATCCGTTAATAACCTTATTGCTGGCACACCAAGTTCAGGTGAGCAAACAACTGATGATTACCGAGCGCAAGTTATTAATGCTGGATTGGTTGCCGCTCAAGGTATGCCAACTTATGTCAAAACATTATTGAATAATGTGGCTGGCGTTCAATCTCGATTAATATCTATTCAACAGCAAACTATTGCAAATGGTGGTGGTTGGAAAATATTGGTAGGGGGTGGTGATTTATACGCACAGGCTTATGCAATCTATCAAGGCTTGTTTGACGTATCTTTATTGGTTGGATCTGTACTTAATGTAACAGCAATTACCAAAGCAACTGCTGGCGTAGTAACAACTGATTTAAATCATGGCTATACCTCAGGTCAAATTGTTTATATCAATGGTATATTAGGCATGACAGCCTTAAATAACATTCCTTTGACCATTACTGTCATTAGCTTAAAAACATTCAGTATTGGCGTTAATACAACATCATATCCTACTTACATATCTGGTGGCATTTGTACGCCAAATTTAAGAAATAATGCTATATCAATTATTGATTCTCCTGATACTTATACAGTTACTTATGTAACACCACAACAGCAAATTGTAACTGTTGGTTTTGTGTGGAACTCAGTAGCCACCAATGCGGTTACTAATAATGCAGTATCGCAATTAGCCGCTCCAGCTTTAGTGACATATATTAATAGCATTACTGTTGGACAGCCTGTTAATATTTTTACTATGCAATCGGTGTTTACTGCCTCAATTGCAACATTAATTCCTGCTAATTTAATAACTAGAATGGTTATTAACGTGTTTATTAATGGCATTTTGACTGCCCCTGATGCTGGTACTGGCGCAATATCCGGTGATATTGAAGGCTATTTCTATGCGGCTTCTAATGCTATTACTATTCAACAGGGATAAGTAATGCTAACTAAAATCCTGCCATCGTATTTATATACTCAGTATGCTGATGATGTAAACTTACAAAGTTTTGTAAGTGCTTACAATACAATGACGCAAGAATATTTAGATTGGTTTAATACTATCAATCTACCTATTTATACTGTGCAATCAGGCACTATGCTAGATTGGGTGGCAAATGGATTATATGGCATACCTAGACCTACTATTGCTAATGGAATTTTGGCATGGAGTGCGCCATTAAATACATGGGCAATGAACACTATACCTTTAAATGGTATTGATGAATCTCCTGCTGGTACTCCACAGTATGTAACTGATGATTTTTATAAACGTATTATTACTTGGTTTTTTTATAAAGGTGATGGTCAAGTATTTACAATAAATTGGCTAAAGCGAAGGATTATACGATTTTGTCTTGGTGTGAATGGAGTTGATGTTGATATTAGCACCACTCCAAATGTAAGCGTTGTATTTTCTGGAAGTCTTGTTATTATTACTATTAATACAAATATTTCAATTACTGCTTTAGTTTCCGCACAATATGGACGGGCGCAATATGGCGTTACTCATTATGGAGAAACTGAAGTTACTTCCGTAGCTTTTATTACAAGACCATCCGCTATAATGTTAAAAAATGCTATTGATAGCGGCATTGTACCGTTACCCTTTCAATTCACTTATCAGGTAAATGTAATATGAGTGGTATAGAATTAACTTCTAATTTTGCCAAAACAGTATTTGGCTCTCCAGTAACTTCAGTTGCTACAAGCATTACTTTATTCCCCAGTGCTGGTGCATTATTTCCTAATCCATCTGGTGGCGATTATTTTAGATTATTGCTGACTGATGCGGCTACAAGCAACAACAATGAAATTGTTTTTTGTACGGCTCGTAGTGGTGATGTTCTTACTGTTACCCGCCATGAAGAAGGAACATCTGCTCAAGCATGGATAGCTGGGGACATAATTGAGAATGTATTAACAGCTGGAGCATTTGCTGGGTTACAATTAACTAATACTTTAGGTAATTATGCTAATGACACTGCCGCTTCTGCTGGTGGCGTTCCTGTTGGCGGTAATTATCGTAACGGCTCAGTCTTAATGGTTAGGGTAGTCTAATGGCAATGCTAGAGATTTTCTCAAATAATGCAATAACAACAGTAGCGACAGGTGGTTTATCCATATCTAGCACTACGCTTAATTTAGCATCTGGCACAGGTAATTTATTCCCTAACCCCTCAGTTGGTTTACAGTTTTTTAGAATATCATTAACCGATGCGGCTACTAGAACAGCACATGAAATAACTTATTGTACAGCTAGAAGTGGTGATGTATGTACTATTGTTAGGGCGCAAGAAGGAACAACAGCTCAAGCATGGTTAATAAATGATATTGCCGGACATTTTGTAACCGCTGGCGCAATGGCTAATACCGCACAGCCAAATGCAATTCAAAACAACACTTATATATCTGCAATTGATACAGGTACTGCTAATGTTTATAAAATAGCATTAAACCCCTCAATGCCAACCAGCCTTGAGTTTGCAGAAGTAATATTTAGAGTATTAAACACCAATACTGGTGCATCTACATTACAGATCAATACCGGAACTATTTATACCTTATATGGATTAAATGGTACTGCACTGCAAGGTGGTGAATTAGTTGCTGGTGGTGAATGTAAAGCTATATTTAATGGTACAAATTATTATGTTGAGTTTTGCACGATAGGTGCATTGCAAATTGTTAGTGGATCTCAAACAAATCATGCGGTTAATGTTGGTGCTATTCAGCAAAATAAATATATTTATGGCGCAGACACAGGCACAGCTAATACCTATAAGCCTGTAATATCTCCTGCACCGACAATAACTGTTGGTTCTGAAATAATGTGGTCTGCAGCTAATGCAAATAGCGGAGCATCAACTGTACAAGTAAATGGTACGGGTACTATATATAATTTATATGGGTTAGCTGGTATTGCTTTGCAAGGTGGAGAAATTGTTGCATCTGGTAAATGTAAAGCTGTTTATAACGGCACTCAATTTGTATTAGAATATTGTACAGGTGGAGCATTGCAAGTTGCTGATGCAATTAATTCACAACAAGCTATAACATTACTTCAAGCAACTGCTCTTGCATCGCTGGGAACTCCATCTTATTTATTAATGGCACAAGGAATTATATAAAATGTCAACTACAGCACAATATGCCTCAACTCCCGTATTTGGAGCAGCATTACTAACAACAGCAGATACTTCATTGGCTGCGCCTACCACAGTTGGAACAGTTTTAACTGCTGGAGCATCTGGAACTCGTATTGATTTTATTGAGGTCATGGGTGTAGCTACTACTGTTTCAGGCATTGTTAATTTATTTATTTATGATGGTACAACCTATCATTTGTGGCAACAAATACCAATCATTCCTGTAACTGTAAGCACAACAGCGACTTCATTTACTTCAACAATCTCAACTAACAACACGCCAAACAATTTACCGATGATTATACCGACTGGTTATTCATTAATAGCAACAACCACTATTGCTCAAACTGGTGTAAAAGTTATTGCTTATGGAGGTAACTTCTAATGAATAAAGGCACATATGGTTATCCATTACCACCTAATGGTTTTGTTCGTGTTGCTCCACCTGAATGGAGGCAATATAAATTAATCACTACAACTACATCAACCGAAACTGTGCCACAAAATGTATTTCAAATTGGCGTTGCTGTCTTTGGCGGTGGTGGCAATGGTTTTACTTATTCAGGCGGTGGCGGTGGTGGTTTTGCATTTGGTATTGTTGATGTAATACCAGGTCAATTATTGCCAACAATTACAATAGGTGCAATAGCAGGTACTTCATCATTTAGTACATTGTTATCTGCAACAGGAGGATCAACGCCAACAGGATTAACTGGTGGAGCTGCTGGGTCTGGTGCTGGCTCATCGTTATTGCGTGGGTTTATGACAGCTTCTGGTGGAGTGGGTGGAACGTCTGTAACTGGTGGTTATTCAGGTGGTGGTGCAGCAGGGTCTTTTTATGGAACTGGCGGAAATGGTGGTTCTGCATCTTCAAGCACTGGGTCATATGCCGGTGGCGGTGGACTAGGAGGAGGTAATGGCGCATCAACAGCAGCATCACAATATGGCGGTGGCGGTGGAGTTGGGTTTGCTGGAGGTGCTAATAATACTGGTGGTGGTGGTGGTGGTACAGCATCAAAAGGGACGTCATCTGCCGGAGGAATGGGCATTGCAGGATTAGGAGGAACATCAACAACTCAAGCTACAAGCACAAATTTAATTTCACCATTTTTACAGCTAATTACTAAATCATTAGGCGGTGGCGGAGGTGGACCTGGTGCTAATGGTGCGATAGGTGGTGGTGGCGGAGGTGGACCTGGTGGCATTATTGGTGGTGCTGGAGGTTTTGGTGGTGGTGGTGGAGCTAATGGTGCGGCAGGTGGTGCAGCTGGAGGTTTTGGTGGTGGTGGTGGTGGCAATGTTGGAGCTGGAGGTTTTGGTGGTGGTGGCGGTGGAACAGGCGGTGGTGGCGGTGGTGGCGGAACTGGCGCAGTAATATTGTATTGGACAGAAGGTTACTAAAATGACAAATTACGCTAGAAATGTTAATGACGTAGCTGTTGATGTAACAACTACTGACCCAACAACTATTTACTATCCAACGGTTGCCGCTGAATTTATTGTTGTGCCAGCAGATGTTGAAAATGGATGGTTGTATAATGAAACAACTAAGAAGTGGAGTGCGCCTCCACCTCCTCCTGTGCCTCCAACACCTGTGCCTGTGCCTCCGATAGTAACAGCAGTGCAGTTTATGATGCTTTTTTATCCACAGGAACAGGCATATATTCAAAACTCAACTGATCCTATAGTTAAAGTGTTTTGGACTCGCTTTCAAGATATTAGGGTAACTGAAGTTAATCTTGCATTGGATTCTATGAGCCAAACTCTTGATTATTTATCAGCAACTAATGTTGAGCCAGCTTTAACGCCCCCTGCTCCTTATTTGGCAAAAGGTAGAAAAGCTCAAATATTAACAGGTCAACCGATTTAATCAGTAACTCCGTTTGGAGGCTTTATGCCTCCTTTTTTAAGGACTAAGATATGATAACTATTAGTGAATCTTTTGAATCAGCAATGATTATTTATGATGAAATTATGGTTATAATAACTATTAGTGAAGAATACCAATCAGGGATGGTGGTGTACCAAGATGCAGTTTAATAATCAATATTTGATTGGCAATTCAAGTGTTTTAAACTCTAACATTACATCTAATAATGTATTGACCAATCCCTCTGCTTTAACGCTTACTGTTGAAATGCCTGACGGTACAACAACAACTTATACTTATGGCGTTGGTGTATTTATTACCCGTGTATCAACAGGTATTTATAAGGCAACAGTTAATTTAACACAATCCGGTTACTGGAAATATAGATGGGCATCAACTACGCCAAATGGTGCTGTTGAATCAACTTTTACTGTAACGCCAAGTATAATCCCATGAAAATAGATTGGTCAGAAGCATCTACTAAGCGTGGCTTAATATGGGTCATAACTGCCATTGTAGGCGCAATATTTTTATTTATGGGAAAACCTATTGACCAACTATTATTGTTGGCTACAGGCGTTGCTGGTGGACTTGGCGTTATATTAAAGGACTAATATGCCTTATATTTTTGTAGCGATTATTGTTACAAGCTTTGCTTCTGGATATGGGTTTGCTTATAAAGTATCAAAAGCAGAAATTAGAGAAATGGCAGACAGTATTGCCAGTATTAACCGAGAAGCAGAAGTAACGCTTGCCACATTGACTGAAGAAGCTGAAAAAGCCAACACAAAGGCTATACAGCTTAATAAAGAATTGGAGGACGCAAATGAATCAGCTATCAAAGCTATTAATACTCAGCGTGATGATTTTAGCCATCAACGCATGTACGACAACAGTAAAAAAAGTAGTCGTTGCACCACAACCAAAACTGGTGATTCCACAAAACCTATTGACCTACCCGATGATGGGCGACTTTCAGAAGAATTTAGCTCATTTCTCAAGTCTGAAGCCTATAGAGCAGATCAGGTAAGTGCTTATGCTATACTATGTAAAAACTTCATTCAAGGATTGAACCGTGACAGATGATATTAATATCAGACTTGTAAAAGTGGAACAAAGATTAGATAGTTTATGCAGGGAATTAAACGATGAACGTGAAGAAACACGCAGAAAATCAGACAGGATTTTTTTAGCACTTGATGAGCTTAAAAAAAATTCCGACTCAAATAGAGGTTTTTTTGGCGGCATAGTATTTGCCACTGGAGCTATATTTGCTGTGATTGCCTATATTTTTGGTAAAACATAATGTCAGCACTAGAGATATTGCTTAAGCTCATTAGAGATAGTGAAGGATGTAAACTAACTGCATACCAATGCCCTGCTGGGGTGTGGACTGTCGGTTATGGATATACTGGTAAGGATATAAAGAAAGGTGTTACTTGGACACAAGAAAAAGCAGATGAATGTTTGTTGGTAACAGCGATGAAAGTACTTGATGAGGCATTATCCACTAGTCCGGTATTAAAAACATCAACAGTACAACGCCAAGCGGCAATTGCCGATTTTATTTATAACCTGGGGATTGGAAATTACAAAGCATCAACCTTGAAGAAATATGTTGATAAAGAAAATTGGGCATCTGCTTACACAGAAATAAAAAAATGGAATAAAGCTGGCGGAAAAGTTTTAAAAGGTTTAATTATTCGTAGAGAAAAAGAAGCGTCCTTGCTTCTTTCTTAATTAACAATGGTTAAGCAATACGCCATATAGCACTAAAGTTATTACCAATATTCCGGTCAACAATACTAAACATGACCAGTAATTATTTACTTTTTTTTGTAGCAGTTCGCAATCATAAAATTTCATCTCATATCCCCATTTATTTGTTCTAAAATTTCTGCTTGTTCATCCATCAAATCATTTATTTCATCTTCAATTTCTTCAAGACGCTCTACCATTTTAATGTCTTTTTGTAGCTTGTAATAACCTTTATCATGCAAACAAGCTTCATAACTACCGTCAGATGATGATTCCCAACCACTTGCTTGAGATTTAATTTTGTCTAGGTGTTCTTTCATTTGTTCAAGATTAGAGGTCATCTATTTTCTCCCTCTCTGCCAGCATTTTGTCTGCAAAATCATAAGAACACTTAGTTATATCTTTAAGCCAGTCAACAGATGAGTTGTGTAATGCACAGTCTCCCATCACAGGACTAGCTAACAAACCCTGCATAGCCAAGCTTGCAAAGTGGTCACGTAAAGATATTCCTTCTCGTAAATCTTCTCGTAACTGACTATTTTCTTCTCGTAATTTAGCTAAATGTTTATTTTGTTCAATTAATATTTCTTTAGTCCACTTTAATTCCAAGTCCATAGGTATTGCTAACCTCTCATGTTCAATGCTCATCATCTACCCCAAAATGAAATTTAATACTGTCTATTGTTTCTCCTAACTGGATGTACTTATATGTTTGTCCGCCAAGATATTCTTCCCTAATAGGTTGTTTTCTTATTAGCTTTATAATAAGCTTTACATTTGCTTTTTCATCCCCGATAACATCCGGCTCAGGCAAATCATGGGACTTATATGATAGTGCTTGTCTTCTTAACTTTGCATTTTCTTTACTCATTCCCCACCTCCAATACCGTGTTGATGTTCTGCCCATCTAACACCAGCTATAAAGGATTCATATCTATGCCAAACGTCAGTTAATAGAAAACCCTTACCTACGTCTTTATCACTCAAAGGCTCACGTGTTGGTGGTGCGGTGTAGAGTGGTCGAAGATTTCTCATACAATATTCTTCTTCTACAATAGGTGGATATTTTCCGTTCTTTACAGATGTCCATTCTTTGCCACCAATTTCTTCCCACTCATACATCCAAGCCACAGGCTCTTGCTCAGGTTGGGAGAGTAGTTCGTCTATCTCATTAATTAATGTGCTGTGTTCAACAAACATTCCTAAGGACGATAGATACATTCTGCATTGTTCTAACAACTCTCTTTCTTTACTCATCATCTTCTCCAATACCGTGTGCTTTTTCTATTGCTCTTCCAATTTCAACAAAAGGTATTTCCCCTCTAACTCCCTCCTTCCAGATAGCCCTCATTTCTTCATCACTCAAAGGCTCACGTTTTGGTATTGAATCTGAGTTATTTTTCTTGCACTTTTCTTCAGTCATTTTAACTGCAAGATTAACCGCTTCTTCCGAGTTATGCCTTCCGTCTGTCAATTCCAGTATTTTTGGGTGATTAACAATATTCATCCATTCAATATCACTGAGCGACATCCAAGCCACAGGCTCTTGCTCAGGTTGGGCGAGTAGTTCTCTAATTTCAGATTGAAGCTCTTGTGTGATGTAAAAAAACCCATCAACAGCATTAATACTTAAATCTGTTATTAATGTTTCCCGTTCTTCACTCATCATCTACTCCAATACCGTGTGCTTTTTCAGCCCACTTAACACCCTTTACAAAAGCCTCTCTTGTAACATTAAGCATTGATTGATTACCCACGCTTATTTGTTGTCGCGTTAAAGGATTACGAGTTGGCGGTGCTAGGTACAAAGGAACATCAGTATTTTTAAGGCTTTCAGTATCGTTTGTTAAAAATCTTAATGCGTATCCTGTAGACTCTTGCAAGCTCTTTAGACTCCCATCATCAATCCAAGCCACAGGCTCTACCTTATCGGTAACATCAACGATATGCTCAGGTTGGGCGAGGAGTTCTTTCATCTCATAAAATAATTTGCGGTTTAACCAACCTGTATTTAAAATCTTTTTCAGTAACTCTCTTTCTTTAGTTTTCATAATAATTACCATTCCAAAATGAGTGCAATTCTTTTTTAGCTTTTAAATATGCTAAATTTGCTGTTTTAGGATTATCATAGCTTCCAATATATTTCCGCTTGCCTAAAACTTGAATTTTAGCAATCCACGTATTTTTAGTATTACACCAATGAACACCTAAAAATCCTGATTTATTATCTTTATGGGCAAAACTCACATTTTGCCTATTTTCACTTTGAGTGGCTAATCGTAAATTACATATTCTATTATCAGTTTTAATTTCATTTATGTGGTCTATATCTTTTTCTGGAAATTTACCTGTAATAAAATACCAAGCCAATCTATGCGCTCTATATAATTTACCTTCAAATCCTATTTGAATATAACCATTTTTGTCTAATCCCCCTGCAATATCACCAGCTTTTACTCTTCTTCGTGATATTTTCCATAAAAAATTTCCTGTTATTTCGTTATAAGATAAATATTCTTTAATTTTCAAAATCATTACCTTTTCTCCAGTTTATAAATAAACTACATTCCAATTCTTTTATTTCTTTCATTCCATCAAAAAACCACATGTAGTCTTTGGTGTCTATATCAATAGATAAATACCGTGAACAATCTTGTTTCTTTTCGCAGTTACTGCCCAAGCATCTTGCAGTATCATTTGGAAGTGGATATTTCATCTTCATGGATAAGACCCTCTTTCATTTGTTTAATTACAATTAAAGTGTTTTCTAAAATAAGAATGTTCTGGCTATCAACAACAAAAGCAATACCATTTGATGCCACAATAGTGTTAAATTCCATCGTTTTAGTAGGCGTAATTTCTTTTCCTGTACCAACACAGTTAAAAGCTAAAAACGTGCCTGATACACAAGCTATGATGTCAGGAATGGCTGATTTTTTATAACCAGTGGTAGAAGGACAAACATGATAAATTCCTAACTTATCAAGGATAGATCGAGTGTGCATTTTTATTTCAGATTTCTTCATAATGATCCCCAATTTTAGGTGGTTTTTCACCAGTTGCTTTTAACCAATAATCAAGTAATGCTATACCTTCATTCCAAGCAGCTGGTGGGCTTAATGTTTCTTGTTTAACTTTTGATAATTCATGTGCAGAGTTATTAGTTTTTTTAGCTATGTCTGCCAGACTAAAACCTCTTCCATGTAAAACTTGCAACATAAGAGAAAAATCAATATCTCTATCCATTGTTGTTACGCCTTCCATCCATTTTTTTGCGTCTTATTTCATCGAAATATTTTTCTATTTTTTTGTTTTTACGAATAAAGTGGACGATCTGGGCAGACATACCGGATAACACAATAAGTTTGCCTTTCTTTATAAAGATAGATGCTTCACGAATGTACGGCATCCACTCCATAACTTCTTTTCGATTAAATAAAACAGTTCCATCAAAATGCACACCTGTATGTTTTGGCGCATTAAACTTTTTATCTTTTAAAATCTTTTCAAGGGTTAGCATCTTAACACCAATTAACTTGGCGATTTCTTTTTTAGTAATGTTTAATTGTTCATTTATTAATGGCATTTCAATAGCCCTTTGTCTAAGTTTTTTAGCTCTAATTCGAGCATTAATTGATGCTCTATTTTCTTCACGGTAGCGTCTGTTATGCAAACGCCTTCTTTCAATACGTTCTTCTGCTGTTAACATAATAAATCTCTAAAAAGTTAGTAATGTGCTGGATTATCAATTGAGCCGCTATCAAAAACCGCCAGCCTTCACTTTTAACTATGCCGAGAAACATTGGCAGACCATAGTTATTAGCATTGATAAATTTTCAAGCCTCCAGCGTAGCCTAACTGCATCCATGCTTTTTTATACAAAGAGTGCGGTTACACTGCCTTAAATTTGTTCATTTTCCACACTCCACCCACAGCCTTTCTACAAGGCGGTGTCTAGCTGGACTATGTGTGCGTACTGCATGGCGATATTGTTTGCCTAGTTGTAGACAATGTTTGGTTGTTGGTGTTGTTTTAGCAAATGCTACATTTGTAACAGCAATTAATATGGCGATTGCTATGATGCACCAAATTTGTATTTCTTGATGTCTTGTAAAACGGTGCGTCGGTTTGTTTTTTTGATCTTTCATTTTATAGCCTCAAAAAAATGCCCTACCGGAGCAGGGCGAGCGGATTACCCTAAGGAGGTAATTGTTTTCAATGCCTGCCAGTGTATAGCAGTTTGAATTAATTGATTAATCGAAAGATGACGATTTTCAAAACTTGGTGAAATAACAGCATGTTCTATAATTTGAAAAAACTCAGAACCATCGCTGTCTATGATCTCTCCATTAATTAATGCTTGGCAATAATTAATAAATGATTGTGCAATCATAGTACCACCAATCTCACAATCTGTTAGCATGTTGTCAACCAGATCATCAACCTGAAGCTGAATACCAATTTGGTCATCATCAAATTCATATTCAAACTCTTCTGCCATGCAATCGTATGTTACTTGACCTTTCATTAAAATTCCCCTTTGTTTACAAAAGACGGTACATTGGTTGGTAACTCCAGAACTTGATAAATACGCTCATCACCTTTTATGCCCTTGTCGATGATAAACATGCCAGAGCCTGTTTTGTGGATCTGTACTGCATGGGTGTCTTTGGCATAAGTAGTTCCAATTATAAAGCCACACGTAAGGGCTGTTATTATCATTACTGCTATTTGTTTATTGTTCATTTTAGTTTCTCTCGTTGTTGTTAAAGTGAGGTTATCTTAATTATTTATTTATCATTATGCAAAGATTTTTTTTCAATCCAGAAATTAAATGCTTTGTATGCTCCAACATAACCAAGCGCAATACAGACGAAAGCTCCCTGTTTCTGGGCTTCCAAAAGGTATTCTTGTTGTCCATCCTGCCATTTTGACTTGGTGTGATCTTGGCGTTTTAATTCACAAACAAAGGCAGGGCTTGCCGGAATAATAATATCTGGTGCGCCTTTGGTCATTCCCTCGCTCTTTTGTTTAGCGGCTTGATGAAAAGTTCGCAAGCCTTCATTTCTGATATGAGTTGCAATTAATCCATAGGTATTCGGATGTTCACGCCTTAACTTGGCGAAAAATGTAACTGCCTCCAATGATTCAGAAGGGCAATCACCTCGAAATGTTATATCACCATAAACTGGTATGTCAGGATGGAATTTCATCAGCTACCTTGTTATATCCATAAATTGTAAAAAACTCACCTTTCTTTTTGTAGGT